CTTTTTTTTAGTTCGTTTCCAAAATTTGACTTTTTGGCTGGACAAAAACCTTTTTTGAAAGAGAGTGAGCAAGATAGTGAGAGACCGAACAAAAGTAGATGATATTGACCCAGTTCAGCAGGAATATGATCGCCTAAAAGCACTGTTCAATGGTTCAGATGAGAAGAAGCTACAGGCGATTGATGGAGCGATTCGTGAAGCCGCGATCTTGCGTATTCAGTTGCGAAGCCTGAACCAGACGGCGAAGCAGTCCGGACTGGTAAAAATCCATCCGAAAAATCCTATGCTTCAAAAGGAACTGCCTATTGCCCGAATGATTACAAGAGTTTCCTCGAACTACCTTTCATACACCACAAGGATTGCCAATGCTTTAGGAAAGAGTTTACCAGATGACGGCGACGATGAATTTGAAAACGAATACAGTTGAGCATAGCTTCATCAAGGAATATATACACAGAATCAAGACGGGCGAAATTGTAGCAGGTCGTAGATTAAAGCAGGGACTTGAACGATTCCTTGATGACTTTAATGACCCGACGCTAAAAATTGATCTGGCTGAAAGTGCAAAGCGTATCCGTTTTATCGAAAACGAATGCAAACTGTATGAAGCTCCGTTCGCAGGCAGACCGTTCAAACTGGAACTATTTCAGAAAGCAATTATTGAATCTATCTTTGCTATCAAGGCGTGGAACCCTGAAGCTAATTTCAACCAAGGCGCATGGGTTAGAAAGTATCAGGATGTCTTGATTCTGATCAGCCGTAAATCTGGGAAAACACCACTAGTCGCGGCGATTGCTCTTTCCGAGTTTATCTGCGGTGAAATCGGGACGAAGATCCTCTTTGCATCGAACGACTACGATCAGGCGGATTTAGCGTTCTCTGCGGCAGACGCCATGAGAGAAGAATCGCCACATATCGAGCATTGCACAAGAAGGAATCAGCAGGGAATTTTCTTTGGGAATCGAAAGCATAGCAATCGAAAAGGAAAGTTCTCATTCCAGAATAAAGGCTCGATCAGGAAGATTTCTGCAAACGGAAAGAACAAGGAAGGGCGAAACATCAAAGTCGGCGTAGTCGATGAAGTTCACGAAATGGCAGATGACCATCTAGTCGCTCCGATTCGACAGGCTCTTTCCACACAGGATGAACCGTTATATTTTGAGATAACGACAGAGGGATTTACTGATGACGGATATCTCGACCACAGGCTTGCGGATGCGCAGAAGGTTCTAAACGGCGAACTGGATAGACCAAAATGGGCTATATGGTGGTATTCACAGGATTCCGAGGAGGAAGTTTGGCAAGACCGTGCTACGTGGGTCAAATCGAATCCGGGACTAGGTGTTATCAAGAAGTGGTCTTATCTTGACGAGATGGTAGAAGAAGCAAAACTATCGCCGTCTATGCGAGCCTATGTTCTCGCTAAAGACTTCAATATCAAACAGAATAGCTCTGCGGCATGGCTCGATGAAGCCACAATTACGAACTTGGCAACATTCAATCCTGAACGATTCCGAAATACGTATTATATCGGTGGTCTTGATTTTGCAGAAACGACAGACTTGTGCTCCGCTCGAGCATTATTCGAGGACAAGGAGACGGGAAGGAAATACGCATTAGGGATGTATTTTGTCCCTGAAGCAAAAGCCGATGCGATTCTGACCGATGACAATCTGAATCCGGAAAAGAAGAACTATCGCGAGTGGGCAAAACAAGGACACGTCGTTATCTGTCAAGGGGCAGAAGTCGATGCAGAAGTCGTTGCAAACTGGTTCGTCGGTCTGTATGAAGCATACGGAATGATACCTTATAAAATCGGCTATGATAACTGGCACTCAAAAGATTTCCAGAACTATATTTCCGCTAATTTCGGTAAAGAGGTTTTGGAACGTATCGGGATGGATTATATGAGCTTGTCTAGTCCGATGCGGACTCTGGAAAGTGACCTGCAACGAAATAATCTGATTTACAATAACAATCCTATTGACCGATGGTGTCTTTCAAATACCAGTTATAAAACAAATAACCTAGGACAGATTATGCCAGTCAAGAAATACGGCTCATCGAAAAACCGTATTGATGGCACTCTGTCCTTAATTATTGCCTACGGTGCGTATAACCGTTACCGTGCTATGTTCCGTGATCTTCTGGAAACGAGGTGAGGAATGAAAGATGTTCAACTATTTGAGGAATGTCGTTGACCGATACAAGGCATGGCGACAAAGACGATTCTATAAAAGTGTCCTAAACGATTCACAGCCGGTATTCTCCCAGTTCGGGCGTGACATCTATATGAGTGATGTCGTGAATAACGCGATTGATCGTATTGCTACAGAGATTAGCAAGCTGACAATTAAAAGCGTGGTCGAATCGGGAGACCTGATTAAGGTTCAAAATGATGATCTGACACGGCTCTTTCGGTTTAAACCGAATCCGTTGCAGACAACAAAAGATTTCCTTGCTTCGCTCGTCTGGTTGCAACGCAAGGATATGCACGCATTTATCTATCCACAATATGAGATTGTTCGTGATAAAGCAGGAAACACATTCAGAAGATACACGGCGTTATACCCTCTGAATCCAGCATCCATTGAAATGGGTATGGATGAAACTGAAACCATGTGGCTGATTCGATTTCACTGGAAAGACGGAACAGAAGATACACTGCCATATAGTGAAGTCATTCATATGAAATGGCGAAGAGGGAAAAACCTCGTTGTCGGCGGTGGTGATGATTACGGAAACGCCGATGTCAAAGATGTCTTGCAAGCCGTCCAAAATCTGGATAAAACGATGCAGGGTATTCCTCTAACGATTGAAGCCGGATTGAAACTGAACGGCGTGTTCACATCGAAAACGAAACTTGATGCGGATATGATTCGCAAGGCACGGGACGAGTTCGAAGATCGTATAACGACATCGAAGTTAGGAATCGCCGCGATTGATATTGCCGGAGATTTTCAGCCAATCGGCAATAGACCTGTTGAGGTTCCTACTGAGACAATGAAGTTCCTGAAAGATATCATCCGAGAACGTTACGGCGTCAGTGATGCAATTATTTCAGGTGACTACAATGATGAACAACATTCCGCTTTTTATGAAACCTGCTTAGAAGATTTCATTGAGGAATTTCAGCAAGCATTTTCGTCCGGCCTATTCACGCCACGCGAGCAGGACGTAGGACACAGAATCAAGTGCTACTATTCGAAAGTTGAGTATTTCAGCACGGCGAACAAGATTCAACTTGCCACGCTTGCACGAGATACAGGGCTTATGACCATTAACCAGATGGCGGAGATGTTCGGCTTAGAACCGTTTGAAGGTGGCGATAAACGGCTTCAATCCTTGAACTATGTAAACGTCAATCTGGTAGATAAGTATCAGTTAAACGGAAAGGGGAATCAGAATGAAGAAGAGCAAACCGACGAGCAAACCGAGTGAAAAGGTATACCGCTCTTATGACGCGCAGGAGTTCCGAGCGGTCATGGGAGAAGATGGAAAGAATAAGGTAGAAGGGCATCCGGCGGTATTTGATCGACAGACTGATATTGATGGATGGTTCGGTGAAGTCATTGAGCGAGGTGCGTTCGATGATTGTGATCTGACAGACGTCCTTCTTTTCGTTAACCATGACATGAAAAAAATTCCTCTGGCTCGTTCCAGACGGAACAATGGCAATAGCACGATGACGCTTGATGTTGATGAAACAGGCTTGCACATGAACGCAACACTGGATGTAGAAAACAATCCGGATGCTCGTGCCGTATACAGTGCCATTGAGCGTGGCGATATGGATGGGATGTCCTTCTGCTTTACAGTCAAGGAGCAGAAATGGTCTGACCTTGACACGGATTATCCGACACGCCATATTACAAAAATCGCGAAGGTTTACGAGGTAAGCGCGGTCAATTTCCCTGCTTACACCGATACCGATATTTCCGCACGTTCTGACCGCGAAGCATTGGATAATGCTCGAAAGGCAGTGGAGACTGCCAAACGTCAGCAGGAGCTGGAGAGCTCCGAAACGGAAAAATTGAAGTTACAGATTTCTATTCTTGCAAACAAGGAGTAACATCATGAACGAAAAACTGAAAAAAATGATTGAAGCACGTATGAATAAAAAATCCGAACTGGAAAAACGTGCGCAGGCAGATGACATCAAAATTGAGGAACTCCGTTCCATCAAAGAAGAAATGACCACGCTTGACTCACAGATCGAGGAACTCCGTTCCCTTATCGGTCCTGAACCGAAAGAACAGAATGAACGCACGAAAGCGGTCAACGAAGAAAAGACGCAGGAGCGTTCCGCAGACTTCAAACCGAATAAAGGTTTTGAGAAACGTGACGAAGCTAAAATGAATCAGCCGAACGAAAAAGAGAACCGTATGAAAGATTTCGGCGATGCCCTGAAAGAGCGTCGTGCGGTTACGGTTGCTGAATCTGATATCGTTCTCCCGAAACATGATTCCAGCTCGATCAATCCGAACTTCCTTGAAGTTTCGAACCTTGTCGATGCGGTCAACGTCCTGAACCTGCCGGGTGGTGAATCCTACGTTCAGCCGTATGAGAAAGGCACGGCAATGGGCGGTTATACGGCTGAAGGTGCTGACTACAACGAAGCCGAGGTAACGTTCGGTCATGCCGACATTACGAAAGCGAAACTGACCGCTTATTCCGAGATGACCGAGGAACTGGAAAAACTGCCATCTGCTCCGTATGCGCAGACGATTCTCGCAGGTATCCAGAAATCGGTTCGCAAAAAGCTCGGCAAAGAAATCCTTATTGGCGACGGCGCGGCGAACCATCTTGTCGGTATCTTTAGCGAAAAAGCAGAAGCAATCGACAAAGCAACGGATGTCGAACTTTCTAAGATTGACAACACCACGCTCGATGAAATCATCTTCTCGTATGGCGGAGATGAAGCCGTCGAGGGTCAGTGCGTTCTGATTCTTTCTAAGAAAGATCTGAAAGCATTTAGCGCAGTACGCACCACGGATGGCAAACCGTTCTACAATATCACAGTATCCGGCAATGGCGGTTCCGGCACAATTAATACGATTCCGTTTATCATCAATTCCGCTTGCGGTTCTGTATCGGATTCCAAAACGACGTCCGGCGCATACTGCATGGCGTATGGCAACCTTGCAAACTACCAGCTCACGGTATTCAGTCCGCTTGAGGTCAAACGTTCGGATGACTTCAAATTCAAGAGTGGCATGATCGCTCATCGCGGTTCTGTATTCGTAGGCGGTAACGTAGTTTCCTATAACGGCTTCGTCCGCATCAAAAAAGCGGCGACGGCTTAATTAAGAGGTGAAACCGATGAGGGTAAAAGTTTTACGAGCGTTCATCGACAAAACAACGGGCAGGGGGTACGGCATCGGTGAGGACTACGAAGCAGGGCAGGCAAGGCTCATGGCGTTGCACAAATCCGGATTCGTGTCTAAGCCGAATGTAAAGCCGAAAGGCGGTGCTCAAAATGGTAGCAACAAACGAAATCCTTGAGGATATCGCCGATGCTCTGCGGATTGATTATCTTGATGACGAAGAAAAAAAGAAGGTCATGAGCCGTTTATCGCGTTGTGTGGCTGGTGCAGAATCATGGCTTTCTAATACAGGCGTTACGGTAGATTATGAAGATTCGAGGGTCTTTGATGCCGTAACGATGTATGCAGGTCGCCGTTACGATGACCCAGCCAATACCGAAACATACGGAACAGGTTCTATGGCTCTGGATGCTCTTGCAGAGCAGATTCGAATCAGTCAGAAAGCGAGTGACTCGGATGCGTAATGCAGGAGATTTTGATAAACGCATTTCCCTGCTTCATCCTGTCATGGGAGAAGATGAAGGATTCGGAGCAGAGGTAACGTGGAAAAGTGAAACGGTATGGGCGCAGTTCCTGCGTCCTCGCTTTTCTGCATCTGCTTCGCTTGGTTCAGGAGATGCGGTCTTTATTACACAGGGAATAAGAATCAGAAACCGTTATGTTGATAAGGGATGGCGCGTCAAATATGGAGATCGGGAAATGAAGATCCTCCATATTGATGATTCCGTAAAAGGCGAATTGACATTGACGTGTCAGGAGATTCAATCATGAGCAATGGCTTTACAATCCACATTGATGCTAACAGAGCCGTGTTCAGTGCTACGAAAAATCTGGATAAGTACAGTGAGGAGACGAAAAAAGCGATTCAGGATGTCGTTCGAAAAGGTACGGAGGAAACGATGAAAGAGGCAGTTCATCTTGCTCCGTATGGAAAGACGGGCAACCTGAAAGCAGGTATTAAGATGGATTTCAACGGCGGAGACCGAGCACAGGGAATCGTCAGAAGTACATCGAAACATTCCGCATTTGTCGAATTAGGTACAGAGGATAGGATTGTAGCACCTAAAAGAGCAAAGGCATTGAAGCTACAGGATGGTAGATTTGTCAAGGGCGATATTTACAACGGGAGAATGGAGAAAGCACCGTTTCTACGTCCTGCGGCAGAAAAGACCGCTCCGAAGATCACGGCACAAATCGAGGAGGTGTTGAAGCGTGATCCTAGCGCGTGACCTCCCATTAATCGCGATTCAGACTGCGGTATTCAAGACGATCAAAACAAAGCAGGATATGCCTGTCATGGGTGCGGTTACAGATAAGACACCATTACCATATATCACGGTGGATTCTGTATCTGCGAAGCCGGATAACTCAAAGAATAGCGTAGGTTGGCGTTGCTCGGTCAATGTCAATATTTGGAGTTCTGAACACGATAAAAAGAAAATCTACGAAGCCTTAAACGACATCACAACGATTTTCTCGGTTTATGGTTGCAATCTTGACCTCGGAGAAGCATACGAGGTCACGGATTGCGACATCAGTCTTGCGGAAACATTTCCCGAACAGACGGCAGGTTTCCACGGGCTGATCATTCTTGAATTTTTCATAGAACGAAAGTGAGGAATAGACAATGGCACTTACAGATGAAGCAATCAAAGCACTTCCTGAAAATCCGGATAAGATGGTAGCATCTGTCGGCAAAGATACACTTCTTAGCGTCGCCGAATCGAAAACAGGAACAACGGGAAATATTTCGGATTACCAGTTTATCACGGTAGGCGGTCAGCGCAATTCGCCTGTCAATAGCTCGGCAAACAGTATTGATGCAAGCCACAAGACATCCGGCGGTTGGGGAGCTAATATTCCGGGACTTAAGACTTGGAACATTGCTTACACTGGTCTGCACGTTATTGATGATAAGGGCTTAGAAATCCTTGAATACGCATACCGTAATTCGCATCAGGTCTTTGTCAAAATTACGTATAAAGACGGTTCATATCAGACGGGCTGGGCTTATGTTACGCAGTTCAACAAAGACAACAACTATAACGCCGTTGAAACGGTCAGCGTAACGCTTACTGGGCAGGGCGCAATTAGTGAAGTAACGAAAGCAGAATGAGGAAAATCTGAATGAAAAAGGAAACAAAATTTACTGTAGCAGATAAAGAATACACTCTTTGCTATAGTAACCGTGACCTTGCAAATGTAGAGCGTTCGATTGGACGCTCTCTTTTGTCTGTAATCATGGTTCCTACGGCTGAGACGATTCGCAGTATGTCGATTGATGTCATCGTTGCAGGTGTCCTTTACGGTGTGAAGGAACTGAACGGAGAGGATCCGTATGATTTCATTGACCGATTCTGTGAAGCAGGTGGAACACTGGATGCGTTGGGCGGTCTGATTCTGAACGCATGGATTGAAACTGGTCTTTTCACGAGCGGGAAAACGGTGATGCCAGAGGAAGAAAAGACGCCGAGCAAGAAGTAAAAAGTTTTGCTGAATGGATTTCCTACGCAGAGCCACTCGCTTACAGTCTCGGCCTGAAACCGAAAGAATTTGAGGAAATGAATCCTCACGAATTTTATACATATCTGGAGGGGCGACGAGAATCACTAAAGCAGGAAGATTATCGTCGCTCTTATTTTGTTTCCGCACTTCTTTCGACACAGACCAAAAATCCCGTAACTGCTGATCAGCTCTATGAGCCGTTATGGTATACGCAGGAAGAAATTGACAAGCGACATCAAGGCAATGCAGACAAGGAACGAGAAAGATTTCTTGATGAATTTGACGGAGTACTGAAGAAGGTGAAATAACGATGGCAACATTAACAGAACTCATGGTAAAAATCGGTGCTGATTCGACCGGATTGAATGAGAGCTTGAAAAAAGCAAAGGGTGAAATCAACAATACATTCGGTGATATCAAGCCGGTGCAGAACATGACGGACGCCCTGACTGGAACGTCGAACGCAGTAGAAGGATTGTTTGGCAGATTGACGAAGTTCGCAACGGTCGCGGCAGGCGGATTCGGATTGACCGCCTTGATTTCCTCTGCAGTAGAAGCAGGTGAAAAGACATACCAGTTATCGAACCGCTTGAACATCACGACAGGAGAAGCAGGACAGTTATCGAAGATCATGAGCCAAACAGGCGGTGATTGTGACACTGCGGCACGAGCCATCATGCGCCTTGACCAGACTTTAGCATCCGGAAATAAAACCAGTGAGAACGCGAAGAAATGGCTCGATGCGTTTGGAATCTCTCTAACTGATGCGAACGGTAAAATGTTACCGCTCAATAAGCAATTAGAACTGCTGGCAGGTGGATATCAAAAAGCACGAGAAGCAGGATATCATCAGGAGTTCATCATGAACACTCTCGGTGTTCGTGGCATGGCTTTGACGAACACACTGCTCAATTATACCGAAGCTAAAAATAACGCATCAAAGGTTCAGAGTATTGGACTTGACCCGAAACAAATGCACGAGGTTGACCAGCAGATGAAAGTGGTCAATATGCAGTTAGGGCAGTTCAAAAACTTCATGGGGGCTACACTTGCACCTATCGCCGCAGACGTTCTCCCAAAAATCTACAATGAGATGGCGTATGGGGCGAAGGTTCTGAAAGAGAATAAGGAGCAGATTCAGGATACGGCACGCGCATTGGTCACGGTCATTGCTCTGTATAAGTCGATGAAAGCGGCGCAGGGTATCGCTACAAAGATCGGAGGACTGTTTAGCTCGGCATCGGAAACGAAGCAGGCAGAAGTTCAGGAAAACGCCTTGACCAAGGCACAGGAGCGAGCCATCAAAAGAAGAACGGCGAACATCGAAGCCGAAGCGTTGCGCGAGCAGAAAGCGTATGCAAAATCGGTCTCCCAGATGGCGATCAGCGAAGAAGAAAAGACTAAACTAGTTCAAGAGCACGTTGTCAAGAGGACGATTCTTGCAGAAGAAGCCGCGAATAAGGAACGGCAGATCATGACGGCAATGTTCCTTAAGATCAATGCAGAACGCCGAGCGTCCGGAGCAGAAGCCGAAGCAAGCTACGCAAAGACCGCAACGGCATCCGAAATTGCATCGGCTCGAATCCGGAAAGCAAACGCGCAGGCAGGAGCATCGGCTAGAGAGATTGTTGTCGGCAACGAAATGGTCATTGCATCCGAAGCAGAAAAGGCGACGGCATCCGAACTTTCGGGACTGAAAAAGGTTGAAGCGTCAGCAAAAGCAAAAGTCGCCACGGCTGAAGAAATGGTTGCGAATCAGGAATTGACGGTTTCTGAAATTGCTACAGGCAACGCCGCGACCGAAGCAGGGACAAAGAAGGTTCTTGCTGACTCTCGCTCAAAAGTTTCCACAGATCAGCTCACGGTAGCACAAACGGCTCAAAAGGTTCAGGTCATGCAGACAGGAACGCAAGCAACCGTCACAGGCGTAAAACTACGCGCAATGGCTACAGGAGCATTGGGTGGTGTATCCAGATTAACGTCTGCCGTATGGGCATTAGCAGGTGGATGGATGGGCGTCGCTGTTGCCATCGGTGAAGCGGCGAGTGCTCTCTATTCCTTTTACCAACATAAGCAGGCGAACATCAATAAAAACGCTGTAAAGATGGCAGGTGAAGAATACCGCTACAATGAGGAAACTGGGAAATGGCAACAGAAGGTTGCGGATAGTTCCGGCGGTGAGGTCAGCCAGAATTATGGCAATATGCTCCTTGCATCGTTCTTTCTTAAAGATACAAATGATGCAGGTTCGAAATATGTAGATGTTCGTGATGCGGAAAAGATCGGGGAACTGAATAATAAGCGCGAAGAAGTGAACCCAGAGTTCCACGCAAAACAAGAAGCAGAACGAGCAGAACTTGAAGCATTGCAGGCTGGCAAGGCTGGCGAAGATGATCTGAAAAGAGTTCTTGCAGAACTTGCATCGGCAGGAGCAGGTGGCTCTGATTCTTCTGGTTCAGGCGGTTCAGCAGGAAGCGTAGCCAAAGCACTGAAAGAAGCGGAGCAGAAGAAAACCGTTTATTCTTTGCTTGCCAGCGGTTCGTATGCTCCATATGCGAATCAGATTGAGTATA